GTACAGAAACAGACACGGCGATTTATTATCGCCGTCAGAATTTAAAAGATTAAATGGAAACAAAAATTTGACTCAATCACAATTAAAACTTTTAAGATTGAAAAGAGAATTTATAACGTTTCAATAATCATAATCATATCTGGCGCTTAATCATAGCGCCAGATCATACCTACAATCATATAATCATATAATCATATAATCATATAATCATATCATTAGAACCTAGCTGCACGTAAATATATAAATGTTTATTGGATTAAAAAACCTGGATCAGCTCGATCAAGCTGATCCAGGCAAGGAAGGAACTTATTTTATTGGTATTTTTTGTTTATTTAATTTTACTTTAAACTTTGTGACAGTAATATCTATTTGATAAAGTAAATCACAGGTTAACCTAGTAATATCATTTTCTGTGTAAGAGTAATGACTCTTATTAGATAAGTTAGAAATTGTTTTCATCATTTTTGATAAAGCTATCATTCTCTTTTCTAATATCCTTTGAAAGTTGTCAACTTTCTTTTTTTGGTAAATCTTACATTCATTCATAATAAAAAAAAGGGAAGAGTTATTAGCTCTTCCCTATTCCTTTCTATTGTTTGATTGTTTTAATATTTATTTTTCTATACTCAACTTTTCTGATGTATTGAAAATAAATATCTGGGTGGTTTTCTTTTAAGTTTTTAACATCAATTACATCTCTCACTTCATCACTTCTAGTAATTTGATGTGTTGCACTTTTAGTCTTAACAATCACAGTACCATTATGTTTGTCTAAAATGGTATGTTGTCTTTCTGTCATGGCTTTATCATCTGACATAACAGTTTTCTTTAAATCTCTACCAGAAATAAATTCAATAGAATTAACTTGATCTATTGATAAATTTCTAAGAGTTTTTATTTTAGTTTGAGCCATTTTATTTTTCCTTTCGTTAAATGATAATATTATGTCTCTATTATATTATGGGATAATATGGGCTATATGTCAACAAAAATAATTATAAAAAAAATAAAAAAAGTTATTGACAAATGGTTTATCTTATATTATCTTATAATATATAAGATAACAATTAAGTAATCTTATTAACGAAAGGAAGAAACATGATTAAATTAAGCGAACACGCTCAATACCAACTCCAACATTTTCATGGTAGTCATGCTGATATGTCATACAAACTATTAGAAGTATTAAGTGAAATTGATAGTGAGCTAGTTGAAAAATATAAGTTGTTTGATGTATGGAGTAAACTTCATAAATAATATAAACCAGGCAGAGCCTAACAGCTCTGCCTACTAACGAAAGGAAGACTATGAAACATAATCATCAATACATATTTTTAATTAATATTTTTTTACTACCCATTATAATATTTGATCAATGGGGATTTAATATAATAACTATACTATCAATAGCAACATGGTTGACTAACTACAAGCTGTACATCGATTGGATTGATTGGCATTACAAACTGTAATGCCATTATCTACCCACACTAAACAAGGCTCATTTCCCATTTACATATAACATAGACTAACAAAAGCTCGACCACCGCGGCGCGGGTGCTTGCTAGCATATACACCTATAGGCTAAGTTAGATAAATGTAAACATTTGAATTTTATTCTAGTTTGAATATAATACGCCTATGCAACCTGATCTAATGACAACAGAAAAACTGAGGCTCGAAGTAGAGAGGCTCTGGATTAAACACATCAAGTTATGTCAGGATCACTTCTTGTATTTTGTGCAAGAAGTCTGGCCCGATTTTATATGTCGTAAAGAAAAAGATAGGAGTAAGTGGGGCCATCATCAGATTATTGCTCACGAGTTTACGAACATCGCTGCAGATAAAAAAGGGAGGCTCATTATCAATATGCCCCCTAGACATACTAAATCTGAATTTGCATCTGTATATTTTCCTGCTTGGATCATTGGAAAGTTCCCCAAAATGAAAATAATGCAAGTGTCTCACAACACAGAACTGGCAGTGAGGTTTGGTTCTAAGGTTCGTAATATTATTGATTCACCAGAGTATAAACAAATTTTTGGTAATGTAAAACTGCGTGAGGACTCCAAAGCAAAAGGTCGTTGGGAAACAAATCATGGTGGAGAGTATTATGCAGCAGGAGTTGGTGCGTCAATCACGGGCCGTGGTGCGGACTTATTGATTATTGATGACCCACACACGGAACAAGACTCAATGTCGGATATTGCGATGGAACGTGCTTATGATTGGTATACGTCAGGTCCACGACAGAGGTTACAACCTGGTGGATCTATATTGATGGTTATGACGAGATGGGCAGAAGATGATTTAACGGGTAGATTATTGAAGGCTCAAACTGAACCAAAAGCTGATAAGTGGCGACAGATTTCATTTCCCGCGATCCTCGACTCAGGGAACCCAGTATGGCCAGAGTATTGGGAGTTAGAAGAATTAGAAAAGATTAAGTCAAGTATACCTATTCGTAACTGGTCAGCTCAGTATATGCAGAATCCTACCAGTGAAGAGGGTGCAATTTTAAAACGAGAATGGTGGCAACCGTGGAGGGGTGAAGGTTTACCTAATTTGATGCATGTGATTCAGAGTTATGATACAGCGTTTAGTAAGAAAGAAACTGCGGATTATTCTGCGATTACGACTTGGGGTATATTTTTTCCAGAAGAAGGTGGGGCACCGCATTTGATTTTGTTAGATGCTTTGAGGGGTAAGTTTGATTTCCCAGAACTAAAAGCAGTTGCTTTAGATGCTAATAAGTATTGGGAACCTGAGACGATTATTATAGAGCAAAAGGCAAGTGGTGAACCGTTGACTCAAGAGTTTAGGAGAATGGGTATACCTGTTGTGCCATTTGTTCCAAGTAAGGGTAATGATAAATATACGAGAGTGAATGCCTGTGCTCCTGTTTTTGAAAGTGGTCAAGTTTGGTTTCCGTTTGGTGAAAAGTTTGCAGAAGATGTGATTGATGAATGTGCATCGTTTCCTAATGGTGCACATGATGATTATGTTGATTCTACTACCCAGGCTGTGTTAAGGTATAGGCAGGGCAACTTTATTGAGTTATACTCAGACTATGTTGACAACGAAGATTTGCCACCAAAAGATTATAGGTATTACGAATGAGTGAAGAGTCAGAAGATAAACAAAAACAAGCAAAAAAACTTTCTGTATTAAGTAAACTTTTTGGAAAAGACATAGTGCCAGGGAGTTTGTTTGATTTAATTAACCCTAGGAGAACTCAGAGACGAAGACGTTATGTTGCACCAATGCGTATTGCTCGATCAAGAGTACAAGAAAACCCAGAGTTTAAAATAGTAGGGAGACAAGTTCCTGATATTGAAACACAAGTTAGAGAGGACGTAGCTAGAAATCTTGCTCCCAGTGCATTGGATGTTGATCCTGCAATGATACAACCTGTGTTAAAAAGACTTCCCGCATCTTTGCAAGATTTAAGAAGAACAATAGCACCTGCACGAAAAGGTATGTTTGTTACTGTTAAAACAAAATTAGGACGTACTAAAAAAACAAGGATTACATAATGGATGAAGAAGAAAATCTGGAAGAACAGGTTGAACCTGTTGATGTATTAGTCGAAGAACCCAGTGACGAGATGGTTGAAGAACAACCAGAGGCTCAAGAAAACGATTTTTTTAATAACTTAGCAGAGGACATGGACGACAGAGCCTTGACTGCGCTATCAAGTGATTTAATTACAGAGTATAAAAAAGATAAAGATTCACGTGCTGATTGGGAAAAGGGATATACGTCTGGTTTAGACTTATTAGGATTTAAATATAACGATGAAGGTCAGCCATTTAAGGGTGCAAGTGGTGTAACGCATCCTCTATTATCGGAAGCTGTAACACAATTTCAAGCACAAGCGTATAAAGAGTTATTACCACCTGATGGACCTGTAAGAACGCAAGTTGTTGGTGAAGCAAGTAAGCCAAAACAGGAACAAGCAGGTCGTGTAAAAGAATTTATGAACTATATGTTGATGGATAAGATGGAGGAATACACTCCTGAGTTCGATCAATTGTTATTTTACTTACCTTTGGCGGGTAGTGCGTTTAAAAAAATATATTATGACGAAATAAAACAACGCGCAGTGAGTAAATTTGTACCTGCAGAAGATTTAGTTGTACCGTATTATGCGTCTGATTTGTTAGATTGTGAAAGAATTACGCATATTATCAAAATGACAGAAAATGATGTGTTGAAAAAGCAAAAATCTGGTTTTTATCGTGATGTTGAGCTAATCCCTACCCAAGAAGAGGACGAAATTCAAGATAAATACGATCAAATGGAAGGAGTCTCGAGCCAAGGAACACGAGACTATCAATTTAATGTTTTAGAAATGCATGTTGACCTTGATTTAGACGAATATGAAAAGCAAAATGAAGAAAAAAACATAAAAGTTCCGTATATTGTGACAATTGATGAAGGTTCACAACAGATTTTAAGCATTTATCGCAATTTTACCCAAGATGATCCTACGTTAAGACGTAACGAATACTTTGTGCACTACAAATTTCTACCAGGACTAGGGTTTTATGGCTTTGGTTTGATTCATATGATTGGTGGTTTAGCAAAAACTGCCACATCTGCACTAAGACAGCTACTTGATGCGGGTACTCTGAGCAATTTACCAGCAGGATTTAAGTCGAGAGGACTTAGAATCAGGGACGATGATCAACCTTTTCAACCAGGTGAGTTTAGAGATGTGGATGTACCTGGTGGTAACATCAGAGATCAGTTTCAAATGCTACCGTTTAAAGAACCAAGTCCAACATTGTATAATTTACTTGGGTTTGTAACACAAGCAGGTCAACGTTATGCAGCAATTGCTGATATGGCAGTAGGAAACGATGCACAAAACAGAGCAGTGGGGACAACAATTGCCTTATTAGAACGTGGCTCTAGGGTCATGAGTGCTATTCACAAAAGATGTTATTATTCTATGCGCCAAGAGTTTCGTTTGTTATCAAAAGTGTTTGGGACATACCTTCCACCAATTTATCCTTATTCAGTATATGGGGGTAATCGTTTAATTAAGGTGGCAGACTTTAGTGAGGATGTAGATGTTATACCTGTTGCAGATCCAAACATTTTTTCTATGGCACAACGTGTGACATTAGCACAAACTCAATTACAAATAGCACAAAGTGCACCACAAATGCACAACTTACGTGAAGCATATCGTAGAGTATACGAGTCGTTGGGTGCCAAACAAGTAGATGAATTATTAAAACCAGAAAAGCCAGTTATACCAAAAGATCCTGCGATAGAAAATGCAGAGGCTTTACGAACTGAAGTACCAACAGCATTTCCACAACAAAATCATGATGCACATATCTTATCGCATGCCGCATTTATTAGAACACGTATGGTACAAATAAACCCTGTGGTGTATGCTTTATTACAGGCTCACATTTCAGAACACATTTCAATGAAAGCACGTGCTCAGGTTATTGCTATTATGGCAACACAAAGACCAGAATTAATTGAGCTTCAAAAAACAAACCCTGCGGCATTTCAGATCGAGTTTGATTCAATGACCGCTTTGAGAGTTATGGAGTTGACAACTGAATTACAAAATGCAGAACAAATGACAGAAAAAGGTGATCCGTTAGTTGAGTTAAAACAAAGAGAGCTAGACTTGAGAGCTATGGATATGCAAAGACGTGGTATGGAGTTTGGTGCTCAAGAACAAAGAAAGACAAGTGAGTTTGATCAGCGCATTGATTTAGATAAAATGAAACGTGAAGATGCTGAAGCTGCATCGAAAGAAAGAATTAGAGTAGCTGATGATAAACTCGAATTAAATGCTATAAAGGTTGCAAACGATGCCGTTAAACAAAACAGGTAAAAAAATTATGAAGTCTATGAAAGACCAGTATGGCTCTAAAGAGGGAGAGCAGGTTTTTTATGCATCTAAAAATAAAGGGATTTTACCTAAAGTAGAAAAAGCAAGTATGGGTAAATCGTTTGGTCCGCCACCAGAAAGAGGGCCACAACCTCAAGGTATGAAAGAAGGTAATTTAATTGGTTGCCCTTATCGTGAAAATGGTGTAAAAAGTGATATAAAAGGAATATCTGATATACAGGTTAAAGGGAAAAAATTCATAGGCGTTAAGTGATAAAAGGCGATTCATCAGAGTATCATCTGATAACAAAACACATAGGAAAATTAAATATTGATAGAGCAACGTTAACTTGTGAAATTGGTTTACGAGAAGGGTTGGGTTCAAAGATAATTATGGATGCTGTGCGTGAGCACAAACCAAATCTTTATAAACATATAGCTATAGATCCTTATAATAATTTAAGTTATGAACATTATGATAATGAAGGTAGTGTGGTTGCTGGTTACACTGAAGAAATGAAACAAAAAACTGTTTCCTATCTTTATCAAAATTATCCTGAGTTTGATTTTTATCACATGACAGATGATTATTATTTTAAAACCATGGGAGATGGTCATCAACTGGGTCTTTTTAATAACATGATGTTGTTTGGGTTGTATAAAGTTGTTCATTTTGACGGGCCTCACACCACAGAAGCGGTCATACAAGAATTAAATTTTTTTATACCTAGATCAGAAACGAAAGCTCTTTTTATCATTGATGATTTTAAAGACCTTCGTATGGGGATTGTAGATATGCTGCTGAAGACTTATAATTTTAATGTTGCTGAAGAAGGTGACAATAAAATTATTTATCAAAAGGAGATATAATGTTTACAGCGATATTAGGTCCAG